CATTTTCTTTACTAAGGCGTTATAATCGTTTACTGTTACCGCCCTGTTTTGTGAAGCAAAGTTAAACGTAACCATATTTCTCATCTCTTCAATCGATGGTTGATTAGCACCTCCAATAGCTGCGGTAACATTATTTACAGATAAAGAAGATGAAACCTGTTGATTAATGTTATTACTTGGTCCGTTAACTGAGAAATTTATAACTCCAACTTGATTTAAAGCGTTCACACCAATGTTAGATGCAAGTCCTCCACCAATTCTATATTTTACAAATAAAGTAGTGTTAGCTTCAACAGTCCTTCCTAAACCAATATTATTTTGATAGTCCTGCAGTCTCATTGATACACCATTTCTAGCAAACTCTGCTAATTGGTCATCTGGTGTTGTAGTACCACCACCAAATTGAACTCTCATAAAACCGTTAGGTGTGTATTCAGTAATGAAACGGTTATCAGTCTCAATATATCTACCTACCTTGATACCGGGTTTGTCTGATGGCTTTGTAGTGTCCTCAACAAAAACTGTTGACTCAGCTAAAGCATCCATTTCGTACCACCTTGTGTCGGCGTTAACAAATTCTGAATACGTTGGTGTTGATTGGAAAGATGTACCATCTTTTTGTATTATATCAACCACCTCTAATACATTTTGTTCGGGTAAGAAAAATTCAAAGAATGGTTTTACGTCGTTCGAGTTAATGGTTTTTTTGAAAACTTTAGTAACACCATTAACAACAACCTCTCTTTTAGTTATTGTATAATTTATAAGGGTATTGTTAGAATCAAAATTAGGTATTTTAGTTCTGTTTGGATATCCCTCGTTATTATATTGTGATGAGAAATCTATGTCATACACATTTTCAAATACTTGACCTCCCCCTAAAACTTGTGACCCAGCTCTGAGAATACCTAAGTATCTCGAATCTTCTTGGTCACCTTGAGCAGGAACGATAATAGAAAAATCTACCAACGCCACAGATGGTCTATTACCGGGTATCTTTAATCCATAAGTTCTAGCAATATTGAATATTGATGAACGTTGTTGTGCATATTGTAAAACAGTCTCTTGTATGCTTCTATCAATATGGTAATTTAAATTGTCACCAATGGCAGCATTTAAATCCATTAATACAGAAAAAACCGCAGCATCATTGAAGTTATCAATAAGCTCAGGGTAATACTGTTTAGTGTAATTTACGAGGTCTGCTCTTAGACCTTCGAAATCTCTTTCTGTATATGAAATTTTTCTTCCTGCCATCTACTATTAAATATTTATGATTACGAAATCTTTTGAACCAAAAGTCCCATCATTTATGGTATAATCAATTCTAAGTTTAGCGGTATACTCTTCAGTACCTTTACCCGGTACTCTATAGATACCTCCAACACCTAATCTTTCAGTAACAATTTCACCCTCCTCATAGTTGTCTTCAACGTATGGTGTTATGGTTATCTCATTTATTGTAAGGTTTGGTATATATTTGGAAACAGATAATTTAATATCATCTTTGATTAAATCGAAAGTAGTACCATCCATAGGTTCAAAAATAAATTCATAAATTCTTGTACCAAAATCAGGCAAATAGTAACGACTACCCTTTCTAGTCAATATCAAATGTAATAAATCTGTTCTTACTTCTTCATCAGCAGTCTGAGAGAGAGAAAAGTATTTACCATCTGTACTATCCTGAAAAGGAAAATTGATTCCGTATGTTTTACCATCTGCCATTGTCTATAAATATCTTAACTGATTAAATTATAAAAAAAAGAGGACCGAAGTCCTCTTTTATCTTTGTTGTCTGTTATTTTTAACAATTATCCTTCACATGCAACACACTGAAGGTCATTCAATCCCAACTTCTTTCTTGCGAAAGCTTGAGCTGAATTCATTGAGTGTTGGTAGTATAATGTCTTAACACCCAACTGCCAAGCTTCAATAAGAAGTTTGTTAACATCCCTTGTCGGCATGTCAGGTGAAATCATTAAGTTCAACGACTGTGATTGGTCAATGTAAGATTGACGAACCGCAGCTTGATTGATAATTGACGACTGATTGATTTCAGCAAATGTTCTAAACACTTCTTTCTGTTCGTAACTTAAAATATCTAAGTGTTGTACTGAACCATCATTTTGTTTGATACTGTTCCATACCTCTTTGGTGTCGTGACCTAATTCAGATAACAACTCTTTAAGAACAGGATTCTTAATAGTTACCTTCATCTTAGCAACATCCTTCACATAACAGTTAGACCAAATAGGTTCGATTGATTGTGATACTTGACCTAAGATAAAAGCTGAAGATGTTGTTGGTGCAATTGCGTTCAACGTAACGTTTCTTCTTCCATATCCTTCTAAGTACTCAGGTTCACCGAACATCTTAGCCAATTCCTCAGACGCTGCGTATGATTTCTCTTTAATGTGTTTGAATACCTCAACATTCAATCTCGCAGTTTCTCTCGTATCAAAAGGAAGACCTCTCTTCTGTAGAAGTGAGTGCCAACCTAATACACCAAGACCCAACGCTCTTTGTCTCTTAGCGAAGTTGTAAGCTTTCTCCAAATAGAAGAAACCTCTCTTACCTTCAATAGTTCCGTTATCTCTGATGTCCTCAATCTTAGTTAAGAATTCAGTAACAACCGCATCTAAGAACATTGTCATAATCTCAACAGCATCTGTGTCTTTCCACTCATCATAGTGAAGAACATTCATTGATGACAATACACAAACAAATGACTCCTCTTCAGAGTTGTGAAGTGCAATCTCAGAACATAAGTTTGAATTGTAGATTGTTGCTTCTTTGTCTTTGTATACATCAACAGTGTTGTTGTTCATTGTATCATGGAACATAATGTATGGGTAACCAATCTCTCCACGTCTTTGGATGACCTTAGCCCAAATTGCTCTTTTCTCTTCATCACCCGCAATCATCTCATTCATAAACTCATCAGTCACAGTAACTGCGTGAGTCAAATCCTGAATTGGGAATCCTTCTGTACCAATCTCCAAGAACTCCATAACGTCAGGGTGTTCCACAGGAAGATATGGTGAGAAACGACCACGACGAGTTGAACCCTGTGAGATGTTGTCAACAACACTCTCAAATAGATTCATAAAGTGTACCGAACCTGGTGCTAAACCGTTGTCAGTAATCTCAGCACCTCTGTGTCTGATGTTACCAAAGTAACCAGAAGTACCACCACCCATCTTACTCATTTCACCGACCTCAGCCTGTGTGTATAGAATTGACTCGATGTTGTCTCCAATATTAGACCCAAAACAACTTACAGGTAAACCTCTCTTCTTTCCGAAGTTAGCCCATACAGGTGATGATAGGGAATACCATCCCTTACCCATATAGTCATAAAATTTATCTGCAAATCCTTCGATACCTAAAAGGTTCTCAGCATGGTCTGCGATTGTTCTGATTCTCTCTAGCGGTTCTTCACCTTCACTCAAGTATCCTCTACGGAGGAAGGTAATTGATTCTTCGTTAATCCAGTCAAATGGTTTTCTATCGTTCATTTTATTTTTCGTTATTTAATTAGAATAAATCGTTTGATGTAATCGATTTAGATTTCTTACTGTAGTTAATACTTCTTTTGTTGAAGAAATCAGTGTGTTTAGTAGTTAAAATTTCATCGTCAAACCATTCAGTTGTTTCCAACAACGGTTCGTTAATTTCGAAAATACTATCTACACCAATGGAGTTTAATGATACATTAAATCTATGTTTAATAAATTCCATTGTCTGACTTTTCGTTAGGAAATCTAAATCACCTTCCTCAAATATCCAATTAACTATTTCTGTTTCTGCCTCATACGCTTCCATTGTAGCTGCCACAAGGTCTTCTTTTAATTGTTCCGTCCACCATGATGGGTTTTCTCCTTTGATAAGGTTTACCAAATCAAATCCGAATCCAGCATGGATATTTTCTTCTTTCGATGTTGCTTCAACAGCGTTACTAATACCTTTCAACATATTCTTATGTTTGTTGAATGACATAATAACTAAAAACTGTGAGAACAACGATACATTCTCTACGAACATAGAGAACAATACTACAGATTCAAAGTATTCTTTATCTTCAACTGCCTTTGAGTTAGAGATAGCTTTCTCCAAATACTTAATTCTTCTACGGATTGCCGGTACTTCGAGTAATGTTTCGAAGTCTGAATTCAATCCTAACAATTGAATTAAGTGTGAGTAAGCATCTGCGTGTCTAACCTCAGACTCCGCAAATGTTGCACCTACATTACCAATTTCAGGTTTCGGCATCCTTTTGTAGATGTCACCCCAAAACGTTTTAACGGCAATCTCAATCTGTGAGATAGCCAACATCGCTCTTTTTACCGCAGTTTTTTCTTTCTTATCCAAGTTTACTTTGAAATCTTGAATATCTGAAGTAAAGTTAAACTCCGTATGTACCCAATATGAATGTCTGATAGCATCCACATATTCATTAAGATTTGGATATTCGTAAGGTTTAAGATTCGTTCTCTTAGTAAAGATGTTCGGTCCATGGTTCTTACGGTAAATGATGTATTCTTTAGCAACATCATTAAGACCGTTGTCCATCAACTTATTCTCCACCATATCGTGAATTTCATCCACGTGAGGTACTTTATCCTTTTCATCTCTGAAAATTCCTTTACGAGTGATTCTTGCAATTTTCTCAGCCATTTCATCATCAACTTCACCAACAGACTTCATAGCCTTCAGTACAGCATATTTAATTTTTTCAGCTTCGAAAAGTACTTGTTCACCACTTCTCTTAATCACATAACGAGTTTCTTTACCATTCATAGCACTATTGTTAACCATAATTTATTATTTATTAATTTTGTTGTCCCTCACGTTGCTTACGCTTCTCCATGAGCTCCTTGATTCTATCCCTCTGTTTCTCCTCTCTTTGTTCTTCCAAACCTAAGAAAGTAACACTCTGTTCAGTATCAATAACCAACATTTCATTATCATACTTACAATTCTCAAAGACAACCCCGTCCTTTCCGATACGAGACTTTGTAATTGCAATGGTAGCCAAGTTCATTTCCTTTTGTTGTAATGACTTCGCCACCGAGATAATTACGTGACCAACCTGAGCCTTCTTAATAGAACCACCCATTTGGTCTGTGGTAACAACTTCTGATGAAATTGAAGAACGGTTACCCTGTGTTGCTGTCCATCCAACAAGGTCCAATTCGTGACACATTGCTTCGAACGCTCTCATCACAGAACCTTCACTCTTCCATTCATCACCCAAGTTCTTGTCAGGAGTAATACAATCGATGTAATCCACAACAATCATATCAATCTTGTTCCCTTCAGCTATCATCTTTCTAACCTGATTCTTGATTTGATTCATCGTCAGGGTATCAGACGGTAACTTCTTCAAAGTTAAGGAATTTTTTGTATTTTCCTTAATCTCTTTGACTTTATTCATCACATCATCTTTGTGATTAGATAAATTGTCAGGAGCAATACCTGTCCATAGTGTGAAGTGTTTACGTTGGATAATCTTCGGGTTGTCCTCAAAGAACACCTGAAGAACATTGTAACCTAAATTGAATGCGTGGTTTGAAATCTTTGTTAAGAAGGTCGTCTTACCCACACCTGTCGGTGCAAGAATAACTCCAATCTCACCTTTTGCCAATCCACCCTTCATTAGGTTGTCAATACCTGGTACTCCCATCGGGATTGGGTGACGGTAATCGTCATCCAATACTACATCCAAATTTGAGAATACATCCGCAGTACCAGTATCCACTTCACCAACTTGTAGAGCTTCTCTAACCATCTCCTCTAAGTGGTCGTAAGATTCAAAATCACCTTTGTCAATGATTTTCTGAGCCTTAGCCATCACTTTCTGAAGTTCCTGTTGTTTACAGAACTTCAATGACTTCTCTTGTACGAAGTCTGACCCTTCAATAGGTGCATCTTTAACATCTTTTAACATGTCAAAAACCATTTTCTGAGCCATCGGAGAAGAAATTTCACTCTTCGTTAGTTGTTCCAATGTTGCAAATGTTGGAGTATGTTCGTACTTGACGTAGTACTCTTTAACCATTTGCATAATAATTTTGAAATATTGATTATCAAAGTACTTCGGGTCCAATACATCGACAATCGAATTGGCAAAGTCTTTGTCAATAACGATGTTGTTTAGAAGTTGTATTTGGAAGGAGTTACCGAGGTAACCGAAGTTTTTTTCTTTTGACATATCAATCTAATTTCTTTCGGGTAAATAATAAATATGGTTAACCTAACTGATATTCCATGTATTCGTAAGATAATTC